CATAATTTAAACAGTTGGTTTATTAGCTTTCACACCATCGTGAAATTTACCTTCTAACGCAAATATAAAATAAAAAACTTAGTAATCAAATTAACAACACGCAGTTTCTGAAATAAAACTTTCTTGGATATTAATATATAGTTCTTCTCTAATCGGAAGAATTAAATTACCTTCGTCATTCCTAATTAAGAATTGACCTTGATATCTACCTGGTGTGTTTGTATCCCTTGCAGTGAATTGAAAATATACGTAATATTCGGGAGCGGCTCCGACAGGTAAGATTAAAGGTACGATACCACATGGGGCAGAAACTATTTTAGGAATTCCTGTCTCCACATCTATCATTGTAAAAAAGATAGTAGAAACCGCCAAATCTTCCATTAGTTGTAGAAACCCAGCTCTACCATCTTTAACAACCTGCATTTTTAATACAGGAAGAGTTGCGTTTTGTTTTATGTAAAATTCCATAACAATAAATATATTGTTATGACTCTTTTCTTAAACTTCTTTCATAATGGTCAAATCTATCGTGTTCAGTTGGTGTCATAAGCAATAACCCAGGATATAATTCACCTTCTTTAACTAACTGATACATGTGACTCATCCATGTTTGTTCAAACGGGTGAGCCCATGTTGTATCTAAGAACATTTTTTGATTACCTGTTCTGGTCACAATTTGTGGCCAATTACAATAATAAATTTCACCTGTTACATATGGTACACCTTGATGTGTTCTAACTGAATTGTATGCGGCTTTTGGTGCGTTTGGGTCTAAACCTTGTTCAGGTAATCTATTTTTACCTGGCCAATATTTTTGTCTAACATTTTGGGGAACATTATACCAAGCCCATTGAGTTCCGTTATCCCCAAAAAACTCACTAAAGTTTAATTTTAAAAAATCAAAGTTTTCTTTTTTAACAATTTGAAGTGTTTTGGTATATAAATTTGGGACATATCGGTTAAATCCATTACGACATACATCGCCTTCTTTAGGGTAAAAGAACATATCATCTTCAAAAAACAAATAAAAATCTAAATCAGTTTCATTTTGGAAATGTTCTGCAATCCATTGACGACCACCACAAATACCTAAATTATCTTTTTTAATATGTTCAAATCCATACTCTTCACAAATTACCGAGTATTCCTCGGTAGTTGTTAAGTCACTTGAGTTATCTAATAAAAACTTTTTTGTTTTGTATATATAATCTTTATCGTATGCAATCATAGAATCAATTAAGGTTCTAAATTGATTTGGACTATTAAATGTTATCACATATAAACCAACCTTATTTGTATCTAAAGTATTTTCGGTTTTAATAACACTTTCAGATTTAGGTTTTAAATCATCATTTTTTAAATCTTCAAAAAATTTACCAAACAATCCATTTGACTCAATTTCAAAATAATTAATTAAATCTGAATGAGTATAACACATGATACTAAAAATTGATTCCTCAGTCCCCATATAACCTTCATTCAAGGTATTTTTTAAAAAATTATAATAGATTCCATTAATATCATTAATAGTGTGTTTTGGACCACCAAAAAAACCTCCACGAGCAACTTTATTCACCTTTGCCCCCGCAATTGAGTTTAATTTGTTAAATTCAAATCCATGTATTTCTGTGTTGGCTTCATAAGGAAAACAAACAAATGAAAATTTTGAAATATATTTAGGTAGTTTTTCTAATACTTTATCATGGGTAAAATACCCAGGATGAACAGTGTTTGTTAAACCCGCGTCAATCCAAAACATCATTTCAGAATTAAACGGGTCCATAATTCTTGCATCATTTAATAAGAACACTTTTGACATAACTAAAGGATTGTACATGTCTAATCGTGCTTGGGTTGATTCGGGTAACCAACCAGCAAGTCCGTACCATTCAGGGTTGTTTCTTATTGATTGAATTGTATCATAGAATTCACTTTTAAACCATTCTTGACTACGAACAACAAATAAAGTGTTTTCACGTTTTCGTCTTTCAAATACAAAAGATTCTAATTCAGAATCTCCAAAAATAATCATTGGATTATCAACCTTTAAAAGTTGTTCAAATTTATCTAAATAGTGTTGAAAAGAGCGAGACCACCCGTCTGATAACTCATCTCTTTTAATATTCCAAAGTCCTGTAACTAATGTTATTTCCATAAATTATTGTTTTGTTTTACAAATCCAAACTACCGATTCAAAAATTTCTCTTTGGTAATCTTTCAAATTATTTCTTTCACACGCATCAATAATATCTGATTCTTGAATTTCGTGCCAATTCCAAATTTTATTTTTAACATCTAATTCAAATTTTTCTTTATTTTCCGCGTAATCATGAGCTAAAATAAAATCACCATTTTTTAAGTAATTTGAAATTAAATTAAATTCTCCAATTTTCCATCCACCATCACAAAGTACTATTGTGATTCCATCTGATTTAACAAACTCAATAACTTCATTGTTTAATTTAGTATAGTTTTCAGAAAATATATTTTCAATTCTAACGTCTATACCCATGTTAGTTAAATCTTTATACCAAGATTTTTCATAAATATCATAAGTCAATACGTCACATTCAAGGTTTAATTTATCACAAGTATATTTTAAAAAACTAGTGAAACCACCTAACGACGTACCAATTTCTAAAATTCTTTTAGGTTTAACCTCACTAATAAAATTATGAAAAGTTTCAAACGCGTTATAATTTTGTTGTGCACCCCACCCATTGTAAGTTGAAATGCTATCATTATGCTCCAAACTACATTTTTTTGTTATTTTGTTTTCGTATATCATATTATAAATTTATAATTTTTTTTAATAAATTGTATTCTTTAAAATACCTTTTTTTAATTTTCAAGAGTGAATCTATGTTATCAGAATAAATCTTGTCTGAGTTGTTATTAATATCTTCTAATAATTTTTTAACATAGTCAAGGTCGTTAATATCTTCAATTAAAATATAACCACCTTCAGGATATATTTCTTTTATGTTTTTACATCCAAAATAAATTGGTATGGTATCTGTTAAAACACAGTCATAAAACTTTTCAGTAACCCAATTATCTTGATGTTCATTTTCAATTGCAATGTTGAATTTATAATCAACTAAAGCATCTTGTCTTTTAGGGCTAGAACTACCATTAAACCCATCAATAAAATTTAATTCTTCAATCATTGAAGCAATTTTGCTTCTTTGTGGGTACAAACAAGTACCCCCATAATCTGTGCTTATTTTAGTTATTGATGATGATATATTTTTATTTTTAGTAAAATTTGTTGATACTAAATTTTCGTAGTTCCAAAAAGATAGTGGGTCAACCCACGGCCCACGACCACCATAAAAAGTATGTGCCGTGGTTTCAATACAAGTTCCATCATATAATTCTTTTTTAAACCCAAAAACAATTGTACCGTCTTTTAAATTTTTTTGGTGAGTACCTTGCCAACTTGGTTCATGTGGGAATATGTATGAATCCGCACCCTCTTTAATATTTAAACATACATGATTAAAAAATACAATAATATCGTAAGAATCATCATACACAAACTCAATATTTGTTAAATCTATTTCTGGAGTTTTAAATTGTTTTAAAAGTCTTTCTGTAATATTTTCAGATGTATCCCAATTTGCACACAACCTTATTTTTTTCATAATTAATCTAAAAATTGTTTAAATTTGTTCATTATTATTTGTGGTGAAAATTGTAAATAAGGTTGGTAATAATCATCATACTTTATGTAACTTTTTAAATTATTAAAAATATTTGAAACATCTTCAAATCCTTTATAATATATCCCTCTTTCTCCTAATATTTCAATATGACTTCTTTCTCCTGATAATTCATATGTAATAATTGGTTTATTTGCGAGGGCAAATTCAGATATTGCTAATCCAAAAGTTTCTCCACCACTTCTAGCGTGAATCATAGCGTCACAAGCATCAACAAATGATGATTTTTCATGTAAATCATAAGTACCATCTAAAAATATAACAGAAGGGTGGTCAACAAATTTATTTATGTTCATAAAAATAAATTTAATATCATCTCTTTGAGATACTATTTTTTTAATTGACTCTTTAACAAACTCAATATTAAATTCGGTTGCTCCCGCGTAACATCCAAACACAATTGATTCTTTATTAATATTTAATTTTTCTCTTAAATTGTATTTTGATTCAGGTAATTTTTCACAAATATGTGGGAGTGAGTGAGTCTCAATTGGAAGACCTTGGTCTTTACATAACCAATCAGAAACGTAAAAATATTTATGTCCGTGAGGTTCATTGTGTCTAAATACGGAATGAACTAATGTAGGTGTTGTTTCAACCCATAATCCATCATTATTACCACCTTTAATTACATATAAGTAATCAAAATTATTCTCTCTAAGATATTGTTCGTATTCCCAAAAATGAAGTAATTTAACTTCAAACCTATTTTGGAATTTTTCTAACGCATCTAAATTATTATTAGGCGAACTAAAAATAACACTTTTATTCCCTAAAATTTCTTCGTTATATTTTGCATAAGTAAATAATGCAATTTCAGTTCCTCTTAAGGATAATTGGTTGGCGTGGAATGCTATTTTTTTCATTTAGTAATTTAAAATTCTTGAATTATTTTTTCAGTAACATAATTTTCTAAATTATGGTTTAAATCATTACTAACTGTCAAAGGTTTAATCCATTGAGAGTTTTTACTTATAAATTCGTTTAAGTTATCTTTATGGACACAAACATGGTCTGACGGATAATGGTAATCTAACAAATATATGTAGTACCCAAAACTTCTTAATATTTCAAATAGTTCTGTAACATCATAACCAAATCTTTTAAGTTGATGGTTTTCCATTTCAATAATAATAATTGGTTTACTATTTTTGATAGTATTTTTTGCGCCAGATAAGACATATTTTTCGTACCCTTGAACATCTATTTTGATAAAATCAACCTTAGAAATTTCTAATGAGTCTAAAGTTTTTATTTCAATCTTTTCTCCTCCAATACCTACACTTAAATCTCCCATGTTTATACTTACACTATCGTATTTAATTGGGCTCATTTCTTTATCTTCGTTAACATCACCTAAACCGCAATTAAATAATTTAATGTTTGATATGTTGTTTTCGGTTATGTTCATTTTTTGAACATCATGTATGTATTTTTGAGGTTCAAAACTATAAACCAATTTACAAAATAATGAACTTTTAATTGAATGCCATCCGTAATTACTACCCACATCAACAAACACGGAATCTAAAGTAAAATTACGTTTTAATAATGTTGTTATATGAGGTTCCCAAGATTTACTATTATTTATACTAACCCCAACCCAATCATTTGGTAAGGTGTTTATAGTAAAATTATCTACTTTAGTTTTTAAAGTATCCATATTTTATATTTTAACTTTTTCCCAATTATTATGGTTAAACCCAACTTTTAATAGTTCTTGTGAAGTACCCCAACCCATTTCACCTACATTATAACCCGCAAGAAATGCAGATACACCAATTTCAAACGCCTCCATATCAAAAGTAATTGGATGTATAGGGTCTTGAGTTTCAAATTGAGTACAAAGTGTTTCAAATTCACGACACATTACCTCCATTTTTTCATTGTTTTTCATAAACAAAACGTGTTCACTTGGAAAACATGCCCCTCTCCATTCTGGTTTGATACCATAAAATCTAAATTTTGCATCAAATAAATAATTTTTATTATTTAAAATACCATCATGATATTGGGTTTCAGATTCTATGTAAGTTGCGTTGGTTCTAAGAGCTAACATATCATAACCAATAGATTCCCACCTATCAATTTGTTCTTCTAATTTTTGAATATCAATTTCAGATATTAGACCAGCGTCACAATCCATATATAAAACCCAATCATATTTTTTATCAATATTTTGTATTGCATAAAATTTTAATAATTGATTAAATGCCCCAACATGTGTTTTATGGTTCTCTAATAACTCATGTCTAATTGTTATTCTTTCATTATTAGTACTAATAACATCTAAAAAATTATCAGAATTATTTGTAGTAACCATAACATCATAAGGTGTTTTGGTTAAAACATCATTAATTAATCTTTTTGCAAATGTTGCATAAATTTCCGAACCACTTTTTGTTGGGTTAACAAATGATATTGCTGATATTAGTATATTTCTCATTAACTTACCGTATTATGTGTTAATTGACCCGTAATTCTATCACACCATCCTTTTGATTCTGAGTGAGGCCAAACAACCCAATGTGATGGTAATTCGTCAGTTTGAAATTCTCTCCATACTTTACAATATTTGTCAGGGTCTCTCATGAAACCAGCAATTTCATTTTTGTCGGCATCTTTACGGAATAAAGTTTTGTCGTCTTTACCGTGGAATGCAACAACCCAAAAATCATAATCAGTTTCAGTTACTTGAGAATATCCAATATCAATACAATGTTTGAACATCATACAGAAACTATCTTTCCATTCTTGTTCAGTTTCAAAATTATATGGATTTGGTGGGTAATTTTTATCTAAAGTATATTTGTCAATTGCTCTTTTTGAAAAAAGAATACCTGCATATTTTTCATATTCGGTTAAACTTCTAACAGGACCAAAACCATAAGGACCATCATGGCCTTCTTGAGTTTCACCATCCATACCAAACAGTTTTCTATTTGTTAAGTGTGAGTGACTATTTTTTTGTCCCCAAGTTTTGTCATCATCCCATTGTTTTGTTCTACCTTTACGAGTGTATTCATGGTAAACAACAGGAATATGTGTGTGGAATAAATCATAACCCCAAGTGTAGGCTCTTGCCGCGATTGAAATCTCTTCACCGTGGAAATAATATTCAGGGTTGTGTTGAACTTCAGTTGAGAATTGTCCTAATGTAAAACAGAAGTGAGCTGAGTAAAATCTTGCAGTTACAGGTTTTTTCATTTCTTTCCAACCTGGAATTGTTTCAGGTAAAAAGAATACCGCACCTTCAGGAATAAAACGGTCAAAAGCCATTCTCCAAGCATCAGTCGCTCTTCCTGCTGGGTCATTATCGGGGTCGAAAGAAGGTACGTAGCCCGTAAGTAGAGGCTTCTTGTACCCGTCCTTCTGCAACCCCTTTATCATCTTGATAAGGATATCATCCCAATCCTTAACAAATCTCATGTGAGAATCTATTTGTAATGTGTACGTTTCACCTTTATAAAGTTGTTGAACTTGGTGTCTTGCCCAACATACACCTTTGGCATCTTGATATGGAATATCTAAGATTCTAAATCTTTTGTCGTCTTTATATTCATCTAAGTTATCAAACCCGTCTTCAGGACTA